ATAATATCTTGCTCGTCCGAATGTACCAGTAGTACTAAAGTTTGGAGGACGCTTTTTTGCAGCTCCTACACTGCCTGCTAAATCAAATGGGCTATCTGAACCAGATTGTATTCTAGCTCGTAAATCTCTAAACATACCAGTAACTCTTGGGTCTGCAAGATCAGTAGCTTTGGCAAATCCAGCTCCAAGTACACCACCAGCTCCAACTCCTAGACCAAACTCCTGAGCTGTAGGCAATCTGCCTTCATCTACAGCAGCAATACTGGTAGTTTCTATTGCACCAGATACAGCACCTGTACCAGCAGCTCTAGTTATCCTACCAGCTTTAGTTATAGCTTTACCTTGTGCTAAACCGGGTATTTGACTAGCCGCAGCTGATCCTAATACTTCACCAAAACTAAACTTACCACCACGTATACCTTGTGCTATAGTGTTAATAAGAGCAGATCCAACAGCCTGAGACCCGGGTACGAGTGTTAGTGCATCTAGTAAACTGTTAGCTCCTACTTCAAAAGCTAAACCAGCACCTACTCGAGCCAAATTACGTGACTCAAGTGGTAGTTCTATCTGTTCATCATCATCTTCAGTGCCTTTTCTACGTATTTCTTCATTACCTTTAGTAACTTCATCGTAGACCTGTTGGTTTTCAGCATCGTACTGTTCTTGTGCTTCTTTTAGTTCCTTTTCAATCGGATCTAGTTCTTCTTCTTCATTCATCTAATGTGTGATAAAATAGTTTGTTCTCTATCAGTAATGCCAAATGTCGACCTCATCCAGTCCCTCCAGTTTTTACTACCTTTTTCCTGATTGCATCTCCTACACGACGGTACAACATTTGTTGCCACATCTTCTCCGCCCCTACATTTTGGACGTACGTGGTCAATGGTGAGTTTTTGTAAATCATAAGTTTCTCCGCAATAAACACATGTACAGTTGAAGTGCTCTTTGATGGCTCTTCGCCAGAGCCTTTTAGAATCTGAACTTGTCATGGTTATTAAATTGTGTAAATAGTGATCAGGGTTAGGTAGTAATGGAGTCATTTTTTAGTTCTGCTTTTTCTGTTAATAGATGGCTTTTGTTTTCTGCCTTTGGTTTTACTACCCTTATAATGGGCGGCATCCATTCCGTCACGGTTGCCATATGTTCCAAGTTTTCTATTAAGTTTGTTTGCATTGACTCTAATTGCTAGACCTTTTGGTGTTTTGTTGTATCTTTTTTGCTGCTTACGCCTTTTAGCGGCAGCCTTTGGATTCTTCTTGTAGTAATCAGAAGTTTTTGCCATATACTTTCCTCTTAACGAGTGAAGGGTCAACAGTAGGTAGAAGTTTATTTAATTTGTCTAAAGGACTACCGTCGTAGGCAACACCTGTAATATCGTTGGTTTTTAGCCAATCGCAAGCTGCTTTTAAATCTTGTGTAGTCGCTTCTCCACTCTTTATTCTATGTAGAAAGTCCTCGGTAACAAGATAGTGTAGCTCATTAAAGGTTTCTTCTGTTGCTTTTCTAGGTAGTTTCTTTAGTTCGTCCATTATTTTCCTAATAGGTTTTTCTTAACTAGCTCTACTAACTTATCATCAACAGTGTTATCTGTAGACTTTGCATATGCCTCTAGTAATTTGACTATCAGTTCTTTAACTGCTGTAGTTTTAATAAAGGCAAATAAAATTGGTTTAACTAATGTAATCATAATTCAGTGGTTGTAGTGGTTTTTTTGGCAGCTGCTTTTTTTTTCTTAGTTGCAGCTTTTTTAGCAGCTTCTTCACGTTCTGCTAGTATTCTTGATAGTGTACTCATTAGAATAGTTTAAATTTCTTTTTAGGTTTAGGGGGCTGTAAAGATGATATAGGGACAATGTCTTGGCATACTTTAGCCATCGTTGTATTAGGTCTATATGTAAACCCTTTACGCTGTAGATCTGCACATTTGCCAGCTCTTGTAAGCTCATGCTGAAGTTTCATTGTATCATACTGTATTTTTGCCATCTCTTTACATTGTTTATAGCCAGACTTATCTAAAGGAACCATGAAATTAATCTGAAATCCCCAGTTTTCTGCTAGTGTGTAACTGGTAGGCTGCATAAATTCATCAAGTGGTTTAGTATGATTGCCCATATAAAAAGGCTGGAATGTCATTGTACTTCCATTACAGCTTATATTTGGACCATAATACTGTCTACTCTGTGCTCCATTGTTTTGGAACTGTACAGCTTGGTTAGTTACGTTACCAGTAGCAGCAGCTACAGGGTTACTATTATTATTCGTATCTCCTTCTGCAAGTACGGGTGTACTTATTGAGAGAAGATAGAATAAGTAGATGTAACAGCGTCTGTAGTTATTGTTCTGTCTATGTCTATTGTTTCGATTGTACCGGCGGCTCTGCTGGTTGCTGTAAAGTTCCAGTCCAGTGAGTTGTCCGTTGGACTGTATACTGTATCTGTTGCTCCTATCCCACCGTCTCCAGTTACAGTGACGTTTGTACCACTGTAAGATTCGGTTGCCGCACCGATTACATCGTGAACTATAGTTTCTGTTATTACTTGATTTGTTGTTGTCGTTGACTGCATCGACCCTGTTGTAAACTGAGGCGTGACAGTGTTTGCTCTCGCTACTGCGGGTGACAACAGTGCTAAGAGAAGAATCCATTTTTTCATTATTTTGGTTTAGTAGGTTCTTTCTTATCGGACTTCTTACCATTACCTGTAGACAAGCCGAATGTGGCTAGGGCTCCCGTAAAAATCGAAGCGACGAAAGTGATATCGCCTGCCGTAGCTGACTTTTTGACCATAGGCAGCTCAACATAGCTTAATGTGATGATAAATCCTGACCAGATTACAACACCTAGACGCACTGCTGCACCTAGAACTTGCATCTGTTCATCATGGTCATCTACATTTTCTTTGAGCTTGGTGAAGATTCCTTTTTTTTCTGGCGGTTTTGTTTCCATTTATTTATCTTACCTTGTAGGAACTTCTGTAATTTCTTTTTAATTTGTTCTATAATTGGCTGAGTAAAAGTTGTAGCAGCTACCGCTGTAACAGCCGCTGCTGCCGCTGTAACAAGTACTTCAGTCGAAGGTATAGGAATGGGTGGTAAGGGTGGTAAGTTTAGTTTAGGAGGTGGTGGAGGCTCCGCAGTTTTTACTGGTTTAGCACCTTCTGGTTCTCTAAGATCACTCGGAGGTACAACCATAGGTACATAATAAGGTACTTCAGCTGTAGGTAAAGGTATGTCTACTGTATCAACATTTACTATATTAGGAACTACTATCTTCGGTATTTCCATCTTCAAGTTTCCTATGAATAAGGTGAATCTCCTAATATAGCAGTATCCCATGCTGCCTTAAGTTCAGTTTCTGTTGAAGCTGCACTGATAGCAGATGCTGCTGGTGCATCTCTTAATGCTTGTTTTTTAGATACTATTGTAGCTGTATCTGAGCTGGTTTCTAAAGCTTTCTGAAATTCGACATCAAGATCAGCTAGTTTTTGACCTCTAGTTTCTCTCATACGTGTCTTAAATAATTCTTTAGCTTTAGTCATGTCTGTTTTAATAATACTCAATCTCCTACTCCATCTGTAAGTTCTGAATCTTCTACTGTCCAAGCGTTGCGAAATGATCTATCTGTTGGCACTTCGGAAGTTGGAATAATTTTGTAAGGTTTACCCGTAGGTACAACCTTTTTTGCTATCTCTTCAACTGTTTCATCAGTTATATCAGTAGGGTGACATACAAGTACTCCACCCGGATATTCTGGTAAGTTGCTTTGAAAAACAATACAATAATCTGAATTTGCCATAATTTTTTAATATAATGAGTAACATGCGAATTGAAAAGCAAAATCGCCAAAATTGTACCAAGCCATACCACCGTAATAAGTGTAACCCGTTCTCATTCGTACAGAACCTGTTGCCGAGGTATGAATTGCAGTTACGGATTCTGCGTTGTTTGATTGAGTTTGAGTGGTTAAGTTAGTAGCATAGTTACTGTTTGCTGCACTGTTGGAAAAAGTCGCAGTCATATCTCCAGAACCATTATCAGTAACACCACTTACATTAAAGCCAGTGCGGAGAACTCCGTCATCATCAGCACAACCCCAAGCATGGATTGCATTATCTCCATAATATGCCATTATGATACCTCCGTTAAATTAAATTTGTACTTTTTACCAGAACGATTATTTTTTAAGAACAAGTCTGATTCTCCTTCTTGTATTGTCCAGTCACCCCATGTACCATCTATATCATTTCCACCATAAGCTTCATTAGATAAACTAAGGTCACTTGTATATAGGTTTGACCAACGATAGGAGCTAGTGCCTAAAGCTCTAGTACCATTTCCATCAGGTCTAATATTGTGTGAAATAACATCACCTGAAAACTCACCACCTGATTTAGGCATGTAACTTGACAATGAGCTACTTGTAATATAACCAGAACCATTGTTTAGTTGGTTATTGTTAGTTATATAGTTTGCATTTGTAGCACCTGAATAACCTAAATTTGCAAGAGTTATTGTTCTAGTGCTATGAGAAGTTATAACACCGTCAGTCATATTTAACTGATCAACTACAGTAGCACCCGAAGTGTTTATATCGGAATCAGTACCAATTACTGTGTTACCGCTACTTGTAACGTAACCAGCACCGTTAGATAACTGGTTATTGTTAGTTATATAGTTAGCATTTGTAGCTCCTGTATAACCAAAGTCTGATAGTGACAATGTTCTAGTGTTATGTGAGGTTATAACACCGTCTGTCATGTTTAATTGATTTATTACAGTTGCTCCCGAAGTATCTATATCTGAGTCAGTACCAATAATTGTGTTACCGCTACTCGTTACATATCCAGCACCATTTGTTAGCTGATTATTGTTAGTTACGTTTGTAGCTCCATTTGCTACGTTTAGTATACTTCTAATTTGTGAAGCACTTAATTCCTCTGGATTGCCAGTACCACCTGATATCCTTCCAACTATAGTGCTAGTTCCTATATTTTCTAATTTTGCAAAACTAACTGCATCATTATTAATGTTTGCAGTAGCTACAGTTACGTCTGAAGGTAAAGCTCCACCAGCAATCTTTGATGTTGCTATAGAGTCTGTACCTAATCTTCCAGCAATAGTACCTGAAGATACGTTATTTAAATCTTCTCTTGCTAATGGTCTACCACCAGCTTGTGAGCCGTCATGTACAACTGCTGTGTCTTTAGTTGTATCAATAGTAACTTCGCCTTCGGCTCCAGTAAAGCTACTATGTTGCGAGGTTGTTCCTCGTCTTAGTTTTAATAATTTTGCCATTTAAAGTGTTCCGAAGTCGAGAGTTAAATTTGTACCATCTATAGTACCGATGTTTGATAAGTTGTTGTTTTGACCATCTAAGTTACCGCCTAGTTGTGGTGATGTGTCAGCAACTAAATCTGTATTAATACTTGATGTACCAGCTGCTGTAAGTCTACCTTGAGCGTCTACAGTAAATGTAGCGATAGCTGAAGATGATCCATAGCTACCAGCACTTACAGACGTATTAGCAAGCTTTGCAGCAGTTACTGCATCAGCAGCTATAGTTAACGCTCCATTATTAGCTAAAGTTGCATCACCACTTATGGTTTGCAATGCACCATCATTATTGGCGTCGCCTACAAGAATATGAGCATTATTAATTTCAAGTTTATTTGCAGCTATATCTCCAGACAATTCAGTACCAGTAACGGCTCCAGCCGCTATTTTAGCTGTTGTTACTGCGTTATTTCCTAGTTTAGCAGTACTAACTGCATTGTCAGCTATATGTGCAGTATCTATTGACCCATCTATATAGTGTTCAGAGTCTATACTGTTATCAGCTAAATCAGCAATAAGAGTACCTGTTAACGTTGCACCAGTAGAAGTTATCTCTAGCTTTGTATTACCAGAATCCTGTAATTTAATATTACCAACACCAGCTGAGTTGATTACAGAATCTGATGTATTATGAAATATCTGTAAATCTGAGTCAGCACCAAACTTAGCTTTTATATTATCATTATATCTGTTATCTCCAGTAAATATAACACCAGAGGTTGTAGCAAAGTTACCAGTAGCTGTTACACCACCTTGCCAAGTACTACCATTATATACTCTTAACTCGTTAGCAGATGTATTAAAGAATAAGTCTCCTGTATCTAAACTAGAAGTTGGGTTAGTAGAACCTATACGGTATCTATTAGCAAAGGTGTTTACATCGGTAATGCTTGATGCGACTGTTGTCACGTTTGAGTTGTTAGTAGCAACTGTTGTTACGTTAGACGATATGCCAGCAACTGTAGTTACGTTTGCGTTTATTCCAGCAACAGTATTTATGTTTGTAGCATTGCTTACCGCACTGTTAATATTGCTAGCATTGCTAACTGCACTGTTAATATTACTTGAGTTGTTTGCAACTGCTGTAACATTAGAGTCATTATTAGCAACAGTAGTGATATTACTTGCAATATCAGCCAACGTATCCATGTCGGTTACGATTGCTGAAGTGCCTAATGTATTCATATCAGCCACTGCGTCAGCTGTACCTAGTCTACCTATTTCTGTCGCCTTACCAGCAACTACACCTATGTCTGTGGCATCACCAGCTACTGCATTAATATTAGTAGCATTGCCTGCAACAGCAGTAATATTAGAAGCGTTTGCAACAGCAGCGTTTATATTGGAAGCATTGCTAACTGCACTGTTAATGTTGCTAGCATTGCTGACCGCACTGTTAATATTACTAGCGTTGCCTGCAACAGCAGTTACATTGCTAGCTATACCAGCTACTGTAGTTACGTTACCAGATACACCAGCAACTGTAGTTATGTTGCTAGAAATGTCAGCCAATGTGTCCAAATCAGACACAATCGCAGTTGTAGCTAAAGTATTCATATCAGCTACTACATCTGTAGTACCAAGTATTGCCATGTCTGCTACGGCATCAGTAGTTCCTAATCTTCCTATTTCAGTAGCTTTACCAGCAACAGCAGTTACGTTAGAATTATTACCAGCTACAGTTGTAACGTTAGATGAAATACCAGCTACAGTTGTGATGTTGCTTGAGATATCTGCAAGTGTATCCATGTCAGACACGATTGCTGTTGTACCCAAGGTATTCATATCAGCTACAGCATCTGCTGTACCTAGTCTTCCTAGTTCTGTTGCTTTAGCAGCTACGGCTCCTATGTCAGTTGCGTCTGCTGCAACCGCAGTTACATCTGATGAAATACCAGCGACTGTAGTTACATTACTTGCTATTCCAGCAACTGTAGTTACATTACCACTAATACCTTGTACAGTATTTAAGTTGTTTATATTATCAGCTACAGTCTGGATTCTAGTTATATCATCCGAAACTGTTTTGATTGGGTCATCTTTTACTGTAATAGTATTACCCATACCACTATGGGCTGTGCAATAATATATAAAACTTGTTGGCTGTGATTCAGGTACTACAAGTTGTATTTTTGCTCCAGCTTGTCCCTGAGTGCCAGTAACAGTAACACCAGTACTATAAGCACTACCACCGCTTGAGAAACGGAATGGGTGCGTTGCGTTTGATGCATCACTTAAATCAAATGTATATGTCCAACCCTTGTATAATGTTAGTGCAGGCTTATCTACACCATCAATCATAAACTTACCCGTAGCTGCTGTAACAGCAAATGAAATCTCGTCTTCTATAATATCTGCAACTATATCAAGTGATCCGTTAGAACTACCTGTACTTACTGCATCTGTTATGAGACCTAAATCTTCACTGTATGTTATAGCACCTGATACAATAGATATATCATTTAAAACTGATTGATTTGGTGTTACATTAGAAAATGCACTACCTGTATATACCTGTATATTATCATTACTACTATCATACCATAAGTCACCTTCTGCCAAAGATGAGCCATCATTTCTTTGTGTAGGCTCACTTGCAGAAATAATATATAAATCAGCAAAGTTATTAATGTCTACTACGTTTGCACCAGCATTTACAATATTGGTTATATTATTTGCAACTGTTGT